GTCAAATACTCCTACCTGCAGATGTCCTTGCGTCCTCGCTATCAGCTCTGATTGAGGTTGACAATATCCCTTATTCCTTCATCCGGAAAAGTGGTGAATCTAGGGAGCAGAACACTGCTTCGTTAACACATGAGCCCGTGGCTTCAGCAATAAGGAAAGTTGCAGCTGCAGCAAAGGCTTATTGTTCTTCTAGGGGTAAGGTCAGAGACCCATTAGTGGCTAATAGGACTGCATGGATACTTACAGAATTCCTAATCAAATCTATGCAGAAGGGCACCCACATGAGGTCTGAAATAACTTCAGATGTCTCACAGTGTGCGATGGCTGCACTTGATATCACAGTTAAGAGGTTAGGGAATTTCGTTTCCCTAGAGTGTAAGTCAGGACTCGCAAGCAAAATGGATGGCTTTATACAGCTACACAACTCATACTTCTCTCTAGCTACATACTTAGAAGAGTCTCGCGACCGATACAACTTGGAAGCATCAAATCTTAAGAGATCATGGGTTAAGGACGGGAAGGTAGGGGACATAGGCCTGCCTGACTGCTATGGTGACCGTGCCCGTTTTAGATACTACCAGGTTGGGCAAATCGTAGTCATCATTATTGGCCAAGAGGGTGAGAAGACTACACCTTATGTTCTCACCACTACTCACTTTGGGAGGATCATTGATTTACTCAAAGGGTTTGCTAACTTATCAGTCAACTTGAGTGCGACTGGTTACAAGGGTAATCCAACTCGTGTTACTGAGTCATTGTATCTGCCATTCATTCGTATGGGCATCAAGCATCCAAACTCAATAGGAGGTATAATAAAGTCTAGCAGGCAGATCCTCTTCCTTGACGGTGACAAGAGCAGCTTGCTTGGTATGTCGTCAAAAGATGCTTACATCCTTGGTCTTGATGGCGAGAAGCTCGCTTACTCACCATCCTTTGCGTCACTGCTTCTCTCCCTCACAACAAATCGGCGCGATGCTATAAACTTGTCAAACCTATTCAAACTAGTTCTCCAGCCTGACACTGACATGGGTGCACTTTTCTCTACGATGGATGGTCTTAGGTCACCCAATGTCGCCACTCCAGACTCTATATTGAGGTTCAGTGGCACTATGAAAAGGGCTGCCTACTTTTCTATGAAGATGTCAAAGTATGATGTTAGGGCTGAGGCAATTGACCCGACTTCTGATGTTGCTGTTGCATTTGCTGCTAAAATCAACAAGTCATCAACACACGTAAGTGAGCTCGTTTCATCTGGCTACACTAAGTGGAATAGCGTTAGGCTTCTTGAAGTGGACGGCATGCGTGAGGTGGTCCTCGGCGAGATTCCAGCATCAAACAAGTCTTCTGCTGTTCACACTGACATTACTGACCTTAGCAAGATAAGGAACCCTAAGAACTTTGCTGAGTACAGGAAAGCAAAACTATCCTTAAGGACTGTTAATGACGCAGAGAGTAAACTGGCTGGTACCGATAATTTGAATATGAGTGACGCCATCGAAAGGTTCAAGTCAGTTATCAGGGAACATGAGGAGTTTGAATCAAAGTATACCGACATAGACTCTATACCTGCTAAGGATCTTGAAGAGTTTGTAACCAGGACACCAAGTGCAGCATACACAGTCCTCACAGAGCCTAAGTTGGGCGAGGTCCACAAGGAAGTCACACGAATGTTTTACATGGGTGAGCAGATGCTCAAGGTGATCACACAGACTAGCGAGAGGCTCACCAGGCAGGTGTTCGGTAAGCACATAGGGGTGTCGATCAGCAAGAGTTACCAGGCCCGAAGGAGGGAGCTTGAGGAAATGGCTAATGCATACACAGGACCAATTTATGATGAGACAAACCCTGGTGACAGGTGCACATTCTTTATATCTTTTGATATGTCCGAGTTCTCCAAGAAATTCCCTATGTCCCTGGTTCGTGAGGTTGGCTCACTCCTCTCCTGTGTTTCTGGTCAGGATTGGCTTAAGAGACTGGACCTTGTCTTCAGAGCATCTGTTGTCGCTCACAACACTAGAGGCTATATGAACGCAATGTCAGGTATACGCGGCGGATTTGAGGGCTTCCTCAACTTCTTATGGTCATCTGCTATGGCAGTTGTGATGGAGATAGCAACAGAATCAATAGGACTACAAGGTGTCCTAGCTGCATACAGTGATGACGGGCTTCTTAGAGTCTACTTCAAACCAGG